GTCACCTCGGAGCGAGAAATGAGCTCGCCTTCGGGAAGTCCGAGAAACGCGCGCAACTTAGGCGTCACATCCTGCTTGCGGTTGAAGCCGTTGTTGGCGGCGCGAGCCTTAGCCTTCTCACCATCTGGGTCCTCCTGAGTGTTCTTAACCTTGCGAACAAGCTTGGAGAGGTTCTTGATGTCGTTGCGGAGAGCGGCGATTTCGGTTTGAATGGTTTCGAGAGACATTATATCTTTCTTACCCGTGTAACCTTTAAGTCTATGTAGAGAAGAACAAAGAGTGATGTGATTGCTACCAGTATTAAAGCCTTAGCAGTCTGTGATGAAATCGTAGAAGATCTTTGGGGTCTATTAATGAAGCGGAAGGGTTGTCTCGAACCATTCGTTGGACATCCACCAGAACAACAATCTCCGGGACATGGTAGTACTCTCGGTCCCTTCCTTACTCCACAGAATTGTTCGGTCTCCCCTTTGTAGGCGAAGCACCGACATTCTTCTATCACGTTACAGACCATTTATTATATCACAATATATTAATGGACGATCAAATTTATTCGAAACCTGTGATTGAAAAATTCATTCAAGAAAATCTTTATTTCAAAGATTCCAAGATGCAGAAATATTATGACCGAAATCTCCAGAGGGATCTTGGTAAGTTTCGAGCACGTGCTCAAAGTGCTCACAAGTCCAAGAGTTTTGAAAAGATGATGTATGTTCTCGTGACTGATTCAATCCGTGATATCATCATACAAACCATAGGTGAGATCGCGGAGTACATGAAGCCCATGGGTGATGTCATTGTCAGTGGCGGTGAAGCGTTTAACTTGTACACAGACTTTGAGGATCGTATCATTACGAGTGATATAGATGCGAAGTTTGTCCCCCGTCTTCCAGTGAATCCACAATATTTTGGTAAACTTCAAGCGACAAAGCTTATGCTTTGGAATAAGATGGGAGAAGTCGCACAGCGTCTCAATTTGAAAATCAAAAACCGAATTCTCACAATGAAAAAGAAAAACCCTAAACTTTTCAAATTCCTGGGTGTGAGTTTCAAAAATTCCGGTCCATTTGTCACAAGAAGGTACACCCTCATCAAGAAGAAGAAAACGAGGAATGATAACAAACCTGGTAAGGGTGATGTGTTCATAGATGTCGAACTTTTCGCCCTTGATCTCAACATTCGTTATTTTTCACCAGAAAGTGGGCGTATCGAAGATTTCACTATAGGTGGTATTCTTGATATTCCATTCATGCGCCCAAAAGAGTTTGGGTATGAAGTGGTACTTTCTAGGCGACGTGGTGTCACATATCGTAACCTAAACACCGGTAAACTTGTCACGGATAATAGAGTATACATCGCGAGTAAAGAGTTTCTTATTGAAGACATCTATCTGATGCACAAACTGAAACTTAGACCAGAAAAGAAAGAAAAGGATCGCCAACGTCTCGTCAAATTGGCTCAACTCTTCGATAAGCGTATCAAATCATCGGATTCAATGGACAATGTGTTCAAGCGTGTGAAAAGTAAAATCACCAAGCGAGCCCCAGTAGTTAAGAAAGATGCTAAAGTTCCCATGAATCGTGCAAAGAAGGTTGATCCATACAAATACAAAAAGTTTACGACTAAACCATCAGACGATAAACTTTCAAAACAACTCGTACATGGTCTCAAACCTGTTGTGAAAAAAACGAATATCAATGGATACACCAAAACATCAGGAAACAAGCGTTTCAATTTGAACACACTCAAATGGAAGAATGTCAAGAATAATTCATATGTGAAAAATGAGTATAACTTGAGACCTGAAAAGGCGATACCACTCCCAAAGAATATGAACGTCACCAAAACCCTCTATGGGTATAAACCCAGGAGAAATCAGTGGGTACCAAAAGAGTTACTCAATAAGGCTGCAGCCATACCATTTGTTGGTTTAAAGAAATGAAACCATCAGTATACATAAATGATCTATAACGCCCCCACTAAGGGTGAAGACGGCCTCTACTTTGTCAAGACTCTCAATGACGATAAGCGTAAGTGCCTCGTTCAGCTCAACAAGGTGAAGGTGACTGATGTGTCAGGGGAAATCGTCATGGATCTTGGTTCGGAGGTGAACACTCAGAAGATTCATACCATCGACACCGCCAATCTTGAGGCTGCCCTCGAGAACTGTGAGTCTTGGTTTGGTAAGAAGGTCTCGGATGGTGTCATCAGGGGTGCCTACACTTCTAACCTGGATGACACTGTGATGACTTGTGATCGCATCGAGGCGACCAAGGTGTTCAACACACAGCAGGAGCCCATTGATTTCGATCTTGTCCAGCCCGAGAAGACCTGTGATGTCATTCTCGAATTTGCTGGAATCTGGTTTGCTAAGAAGGCTTTTGGTCCCACTTGGAATGTTGTCCAGGTCAGGGTCCACGACGACCCCGAGCCCATTCTCGACACTTACCCAGACGGGTATGCTTTTGTCGAGGATGAGGAATAAAAAAATTGTTAATACTATATAAAAGATGATGAAGGGCCGTAACCAGAACATTCTTATGTTGGTCGCCGTAGCTGCTCTTGTTTTCCTCCTTTTCACCATGAACTCCAAGTCTGCTTACTCTATCAGTGAGCGTGAGTACTCCGCCTTTGGTCCCATGGCCGGCCCTGTCGCTGGCCCCGCCGCCGGTCCTTCGGGTGCGCCCACCGACAATGTGTGCGGTGGTATGAAGCGTGGCACCGGTCTTGCCTCGTCGCTCCTCCCCCGTGAGGTTGCCTCCGAGGAGGACTTTGGTCAGTTTGCCCCAGACGATATCCTCAAGGGACAGAACTTCCTTGAGCCTCGTCAGCAGGTGGGCTTCCCCGAGACCGTCGGTGGTGCGCTCCGCAACGCCAACCAGCAGATCCGTAAGGATCCCCCCAACCCCAAGGATCCCTTCGTGTGGAACAATTCCACTATCGTCCCTGACCTTATGCAGCGTGGTCTCTGTGCTTAAAGATTAGATACATATAGATATAAATGACAACTGTTACTCCTGGTCTCTCCGAGAATGTCTCTAAGCTGGTAGAGCTCACAAAACAATTAGCTGAGGCTAAATCTGATATTAAGGTCCTTAATCAGGAAGAAAAGCGATTGAAGGAGAATGTTAAGAAGCATATGATGGATCAGGGAATTGACACGATTAACCTCAGGAAGGGTAAAATCAGCATTCGTAAGTCTGTCAGGAAGTCTGGTATGAGCAAGGATGCCATCAAAGATGGTCTGATGACCTTTTTTGGTGGAGATGAAACTAAGGTAGAAGGAGCCCTAAATGCCATCAAGGATGGACTTAAAACCAAAGAATCAACCTCCCTTTCCTTAACCGGTATAAAGGAGAAGCCCGAGAAAGAAGATAAGTAAACAACTATGGTCTGGGGTCAATATGTATATGAAGCCTCGAATGGATTTGAACCCGATGTCAGCGATGACGACGAGTTCAATGACGAACACACTCCTCTGAATATCGAAGACTGGGAAGTCGAATACTCAGATGAACTCGGGATGATGTGGAATACAATCAGGACACTCTTATGTGATGTAGGGTTGGAACACTCAGGACAATTTGTAGATTTTGTTGAATTTTGTTACATCGAGCATGACCCTTATCATGAGCGTATGGATACACCCTATGAACAAGTGATTCATGATATTTGGAGACACATTAGGCGCATCGTAAACGATAACGGTCTTCACGAGGAGATGATGCGGGGTGCTACCTATTATCACTTTGTGGACTATGTGGAAAAATATCTACATGTATATTACTCCCCAGAAAGTCGCTATCCCCGCCGCTCTTTTTTTGGCGCTCAGCCCAGGTGTTCTTCTCACCACCAACGGCTCCAAAGTCACTTTCATGAACCGCAAGACAAACCAAACTGCGATATTCTTTCATGCTCTCGTGTTCTTCCTCGTGTACAGCCTCGTCGCCAGGGCGATGGGTCTCGTGCTCACCAGGACCGATCTCGTCGTGACCACCGTGCTCTTCCTCGCGTTGAGCCCTGGGCTTCTCCTTACTCTCCCCCCGGGGTCGGGTGGTGTTGTTCGCTCGGGTCAGACCAGTCTCGAGGCGTCGCTGACCCACTCGATTGTTTTCGCGGTAGTTTTCGCGCTTTTGCGTCGTCAATTTCCTCAGTTCTATTAAGTAGGAAGATGAAATATCTCGTTTTGGGGCCAGCTTCTATGGGAATCTATTCCCTCATAGGTGCCTTAAAAGCGCGAGAATCTAAACTCGTCGATGTCAAGGAGATTTCAGGCTCTTCCGCTGGTGCAATTTTAGCATTATTTTTGGGGGTTGGAATGTCTGTTGATGAAATTACTCAAACTTCACTAGATCTGAATGTCCCCAATTTTGTTAAGATACGCATAGGGTCTTTTTTTAACAAATTTGGTTTTGTTGATATGGCACCTATTCGTAAAAAGTTTGTGGAAATATGTGGTTGTGACCCAACATTCAAAGAAATTGAGATGAAGATTTACATTTCCGCATTTTGTATGAATACATCTGAAACTGTATATTTCTCTCGGGATACACACCCGGATATGAAAGTCATTGATGCTGTATGCATGAGCATGGCTGTTCCATTCATTTTCGCGTGTGGTAAGTACAATGGCGACACGTATGTAGATGGAGGTATGAAGGAAGAAATCCCTTTGACACCATTCTTTGATAAAAAACCACATGAAGTCACATGTATAAAAATCAAAATGAATCGATTGTATCAAGAAGATATACAAACACCGAAACAATTTGTCGAAACACTCGTTCGCTCAGCCCTCTCAAACCGGGTACTGTACAATACACCAATAGAAACAGTTGAAATAAATGTTGAAGACACGGATGTATTTGATTTCAATATGAGTTATGAAGAAAAAATTCAATTATTTAACAGAGGATTTACTTTTTTATCAGCCTAATGTAAATGGATGTGGAAACATTTAGTGTGAGGCTGACCACACTTCCTTACCTGACTAGAACCGATGTAGCTTCTTATCAGCAAAGGTCCAAAATAAAAAGTGTAGATCTCAATGTGCTTTTACGAAAAGCTCAAGCTATGAATATACGACGACGCAATTTTGCAATTCAAGAAAAGATTCAAGAGTTTAAAAGTCAGGTGTCACCACTACCCAAGGACATCTATACTAGAATTGTTTCGACGATTACCCCAGAGAGTGATGTGTCAAAACTGAAACAAGAGGCTGAATCTATCCTAAAAAAGAGGGATACACAGCAGACTGGTCAGTTTAAAGCGAACTTTTTTGAAACGATCAAGAAATTAAATCTAAACAAGAATGATCTCAGTGGTTTCATTCGTCGCTTAGAACGAGGTGAAGATGTGAACTTGTTAATTAAAGAAGCGTACGACTTGCAGCGGAACCGACAATTGGAATCAGTATCGGACGAACGCAAGTTTCTTAAAAATGCCTTAAATCGTGTGGGACTTAACGATGGTGATAAAAATGGTATTTTGTCTCGGTTTCAACCAGATAAACAGGTAATCGCACAGCTCATACAAGAAGGAAAAAAGTTGAAACAACAACGCGATATTGAAATAGTTGAGAAAGAGAAAAGAAAATTAATAAAACGTGTTAGCACTCTTGGTATTAACAGTCAGGTATTA